CCACCAATACCAGAAAACAGATCCAGTATCTTTAGAGCCATGACAATCTCGTATCTGTGTTGCCCTGCTCCCATATAAACCAGGCAAAGGCAATGAACCCTGATGATCCTTCTGGCTGCTCTTCATCGCCACGCCACATGGTCAGGCGTTCAGAGAAAACATGGACACGGGCTGGCGGTTGCCTGTTGTATATCTCAGCCCTGCGCTGCTTGCCTTCCAAGAAAGCTAGACGCAACAGCATTGCAAAATATGGCAGCTTCATATCCATGCACTTAATTACAAACTCATTAGCCAACTTGTAAGGTGGATTGGTAACAACGGCTGGCGCAAGAGGTTTTAACTCCATGAGAAAGTCCACGCCTGTTGTCCCGTAATTCCAATCGTTCAAGTCTGTTGATATGACATTGTGACCAGCAGTTTTTAATGGCTCACTGATAGACCCATCACCGCAAGCACACTCCCATATATCTGTTGGCAGTTTCTCAGCCCTTATGAGGGCTTCTACGGCCTCTCTGGGTGTGGGATAAAAGTCATCTTTTTGTCTAGTCAAAACACCATACCCATTGTAGCCATGATGACCATGTAATAGAGTAAACTTCCAGCCAG